AAAGACACCCCCCAAGAATTACTTAACTACATATTATGCAGCTAGAGTTAGAATGACTGAACTTTCAGGACGTAGGATTCCATGACCCATAGCGTACTTAGCAACCATCAAAGTTGACTGCCGCTCAATTAAGTATTCTTGTTCGACCGATAGATCGAGCAATTTAACAGTACCCACAGCGGACTTGTGGAACACAATACCTAACACATCATCTTCAGGCTCACCTGAGTAATCATTCAATGAACTCATACCTGATGGGCTATCGTAGTGAGTGTCATCGTGCTTAACATTGTTGGACTTGTAAATTTCAAATCCTGCAATCATAGGCACTCTGCCTGAACCAAATCCTGTACCACCGATATCTGAATTAGCTACTGAAGCGGCAAGCGAGTAAGTGCTGTTACCACCAGACAGTAAGTTGTAATAAAGAGTTGGAGTAAGAACTACATAACGGTCTTGTGCAGGGACATCATTACCATCTAGTGTAGCCGCTGCCTGAAACAGGGAAGCAACTAAAGTAGCTGAAGTGATTTCTGCGTGTTGTCCGTCAGTACCAATTTGGATCTGACCACCGCCGTTAGAGTAAGGTGCAGAAAGACCTGAAATCTCTGCTGCACTAATTAAAGTACGAAGCAAGTGCTTGTCAGTTTGACGCGCTAACGCTGCACCCATTTGACGAGTGTACTCACTACGGTAATCGTAATGAGACTTTGCTTCATCAATAGTTGGGATTAACTGAGGAACAACTAGCATATCATCAATGCCGATGGTTTTTTCACCATGCTTGATAGCCGCATAATTGTACTCTGTCTTATTAGATGCACCATCATTTTGACCTGCATCATCAATTACTGATGTACCTGCTGTGTGGTAATCAGCCATGGTTGTGCCGATCACAGGGAACTGTGCTGACTTGCCTTGACTGATAGTTCTAACTGTATGTAAAGGCATCATCACGTTGAACTCGTCGAACGCTGCTAATACTTCACCTGAAAATTGTTTGAGGAACAACGCATCAGCAGCACCTGCTCCTGAAACTTGACCTGCACGACCCATAATATCGCCGTATGCCATAAATAACCTCCTGGGTTATTAGAGAAAAAAAAATTGTTAAAGAATAGAATATCACTTGGGTCGTAAAGTTATCCTCCTCGGAGGGCTGAACACTTACGCTCAATTCTAGGTTTCTAACATTAGAATATGTTAGAGACCGCAAGCTTTTGTTCTACTTGCTTGCGGAAAGCAGGGTCAGTTCTATACAAAGGGTTCTGCATATCACGCTTCATTTGATCTAATGAATCGTAAGCATTTGTAGCATTACCACTTGTATTACCTTTCACCAATTTTGGTGCATTTCCTACTATTTGAGAATGACGAGCCTTCAATCCTCGGACTGCGCTCATCACCTTGACTTGGTCACCTGACTGTACGGCTTCATCGTAAACCGCAACTTCTTCAGGTGATAGATTTTGAGATGCCCATTGCATCATATCTCCATAAGCTTTTTCACCACCTACTTCACCGTAAATGGTTTGAACTTCAGCATCCTGGATAGCCATTTGACCTTGTATATAAGAATCAACGACATCTCTGCTGATGCCCATATTAGATAAACCTTGATAATCTTCTTCAGATAGTTCACCGTTTTGAGCGTAGTTATTAGAAAACTCTTGTAACTGTTCAGCAGTCGCAAGTTCTGAAACTTCTTGAGCGTCAGTCGATCCTAGCTTAGATTCTAATTCATTGTAAGCTTTTGCTAGATCTTCTGCAGATTCAAACTTTTCAGGAAGCCACTCAGCACGATTGCTTTGAGTTTCTGTAGCTTCTACAGTTTCTGTAGTTTCTGTATTTCCTTCAGTAACCTGGTTAGGGTCTACTGACGGTGTTTCCTCTACTGGAATAGATAGTCTTTCTGTTGCTCCCATAAATTATGCACCCTCCTGTGCGTCTATTTTGGCTTGAGTATTATTTACAGAGGTAGCAGACTTCATCGCTTCTGGGCCTAACTGCTGCATCATCTGCATCTGTTGAGCCTGTTGCATTTCCGCCTGAATCTCCTCTTGTGAGCGTATCAAACCTTCTGTCTCGATTCCGAGTGAAGAGGCACGACGCTCTAAGTATTCACTAACATTCACATATTGTGCTACGACTTGTGGGCCTAGTACTTGACCAATACCTGCGACAAAGCTGTCGAGTTTGTTCAAATCTTGACCACGACCTAAAGCATCTATGCCAGTAACCACTACAGGAGTAACTAGACCCTTTGGAAGTTTTGGTAAACGGTTAGCCTTCTCCATTCTGCTCATCAGAATAGATACTAAAGGTAATTGGAACTCCTGAGACAGTACGGAGTAAACTCCCCCTAACTGACGCTCAAGGCTCTGGGTAACTAAGCGGACTTCCTCGGCAGTAACACGTTCTGCTTTACGGATAGATGACTCAGTTAACATGAACGCATAGTTCAAACGTTCTATTATTTGGTTGATAGTCTCCAAGGCTACACGGAAGTCTGCGTGTTTCTGAACCTGGAGGGTGGTTACATCATTAGCGTTTCCCTCAACGATAGCACCGTTAGTGGATTGGGCTAGTGTGCGCTTACGAGTTGTGCCGTTTGGCGCAACCATAAACAAAACCTTCGCACTTGCTGCAGCACCTTGGACGATAGCTTTTGACAGCCCCTCAAGAGACTCAAGATCGCCTTGATACTGCTCAACAAATCCTCGTGCATAGTCCTCGCCGTCTACTTTATTAAGACCTAGTGCCAGGTAGGGTAACTTATCTTTAGTATAAGTTCCGTAAGAGTCTTCCAGACGAACACCCTTTATCTCTTGAAATACTTCATAAGTAGTATCATTAATGGAGGAAATGCAAGTATATAGATCTATAGGTTTTTCGTCTGAAAGCTTTCCATCTAAAGCTTCTAAAATATCATCCGACAGATGGGACGGCGATACAGACTCCTTTGTTATTATTTTATCTATGTTACCCATAGGGTCACGCTTCACAACGTAACGGTTAAGGTGGAAGACGCGCATACCGCCCTCTTCAGGAACGTGGATGAGGACATTACCTCCCACGATCAGATGCTTCAATGCCTCAAACAATCCAACACGGAAGTTATTGGATTCTACCTCTCGCATCACCTCTCGCTCCATATCAGCTAGAGCAGAGTCTATCTCTGACTCAACCTGATCCATGCCTTGCACTTCACGCTTCGCCTTACTATCGAGCAATAGACGGAAGAACGGAGCATTCGCAGGTAGTAGCGTCATTAACAATGCACTACTCAATGAATTCACACCTCGTGCGCCTACAGATTGGTAGGGAGTAGGAAAGCGTGTACTATCACTTACCCCATCTTCAGGAATAAGAGTAGGTAGCGTAAGACGCGATGCATCTCTAGCCCTCTCAAGTACTGGCTGTCGTTCAGTCTCGCACTTCAGATAGTAGCTTTCTGCTGATGTTGGCATTAGTATCCTGGGATATTTAGACTTTGTGCCAAAGGTATAGTCAACGCGCTACGTCCTCTACGACGGCGTTTTCCACTAGCATCTTGTCCTGCAGCCGCTGTGTTAGAAGTTGTGTCCGCACCTGGAGTTGGTGGCGGTGGTGGAGGTGGGGGTGTCTCACCCTTAGGTGGCATTTTAGGAGTAGAGAAACACATTAAAAAATAAAGATTCCTAGCACGACTCCGATAATAAACCAGAAAATTGCTTTAACGTTAGCGGATAAGAAAGATGTAATATAAGATTTAAACATATTTATTTCAGAATAGACTCTGATTGACGGCGTAGTACCTCTGCGAGAAAGGTGACTACAGAACTTGCACCTGCTTTATACCAAACCTCGCGCTCGGTATCTAGTAAGTTTGGAGAAATATTTGGGAATAGTTTCTCTAAAGCCTCAACCAACTTAGGGTCGATGCGTGGTAATGTATCGGCAGATATTTGTTCCATGTTATAACCTTATTATATTTTCAGAGATTAAGCCTTTCTTGTCAAAGAAGCAAAGACGTTGGACTGGTGCGCCACCTTGTGCGAGGCACTCTTTGGCAAACTCATTATCTGACTCAGGACTACCACTTAGGAAGAAGTATAAGTCATTGTTTAGAACACCAGAAGCGTGTGTGTGGAAGTGGCCTAAAGATAAATACTTCCAATCAGGTATATTCATCTTCCAACCTTGGGCTTTCTTAAATATACCTGCTAATGGTATGGGAGAGCCTCCTCCTATCTGATCGCCGTGTACGCAGAAGATCCCATGACCTGCAACCTTCTGTATGACATACCAATGAGTAGATATATCCCACTCTATATTCTTAAGACCTGAGACATCACAAAGAAGTTTAGCTGTCTCGTAACTTACGATATCCCAGTTAGACCTGCGCGAATGACCTGTGTGCTTCATGCCTGACCTTCCATGATTTCCATGAACGGCAGCTACTTTAATCTTAGGCACAAGTGGGGATAGTTCGGTGACAACGTGGGCTATTAACTCAGGGACGGTGCGTAGTGCTTGTTCCCACAAATCACTATCGATCTCAAACGGTTGACCTGCAAAGATAGCTTCGCCCTCGACCATATCGCCCTGGAGTATTATATGTAGAACCTTAGGCTTCTCAGTCTTTAGGTATCTCTTAACCTCTTCGGTTAATTTATGGATTCTCTTAACAGCAATCTTGGAATTATATGTAGTAGTTACTTTACCTACCTGCCAATCCGAAAGACAGAGCCAAGCTTCTACAGGGTTGGTCTTCATCTTGACAGCCTTACGGCTAGGCTTTAGGGGCTTGATACCCTTCATCGCCTCTGTGACAGCGGTGTTTAAAAGGTGCGCCGTGGTTTGCTGTTGCTCTATCTTGCGGCAAAGTTTTTTAATTTCTCTGCGCAGACGCTTTACTAAACTTACTTCATGATCTATCGACTTTGCCCATAGATCGACATTAAATTCATCCATGGTTAAAAATCAGCATTTTCATATTCTTCGGGCATCCGACTGAGTAGCCAGTATCTAAGACCCTCTGCTGTGGTGTAAGATACACCGTACTCCTTTCGTAGCATTAATAGAAGAGAGCGTATTGAAAACATACTTTTCTTCTCACCCCTTAAACGTAACGCAGTTTTTATAGCCTCGATAGCTTTAGGGTTACCGTCAAGCTTACACTTACTGTGATTTTTATTTTGACTTTCCGCCCAATCTTCAACAGAAAATGTGGTATCATCAAAGTTGTCTACATCGCTCATGACAGAGTATATCAAACAATGACAAACAATTTACAAGATTTATTAGCAAAATTACACGAAGCTGTTGGTGATGAATTGCTGCAACGCATTCAATCAGGTGAAGCTACGAGTGCAGACTTGTCGGTAGCAACTAAGTTTCTCAAAGACAATGGTATAAACATTGACGTAGAAGACAGTCCACCGATCATGAACTTGGTGAAGTCTCTACCGTTTAGCGACAATGAAGAAAGGAAAGCAGAGTAAAGTTGTAGTTCCAGAGGAACTTAAAGACTTTAGAAACTTTGTATACCTGGTGTGGGAACACTTGGGGTTACCCAATCCTACTAAGGTTCAATACGATATTGCAAGCTTCCTACAGTATGGGCCACGCCGTAAAACGATATGTGCGTTTCGTGGAGTAGGTAAGTCATACCTAACTTCTGCCTTTGCGGTATGGAAGTTACTCTTAGACCCTGACATCAACATCTTAGTGGTATCTGCATCTAAGACAAGATCTGATGACTTCTCTACCTTTACTCAGAGATTGATAGCTGAGATGCCTATTCTAGAGCATTTAAGACCTCGTAAGGGTCAACGTGACTCTAAGATAGCCTTTGATGTTGGCCCTGCATCTGCAGCACACGCCCCATCTGTGAAGTCTGTCGGAATTACAGGACAGCTAACTGGTTCTCGTGCGGATTACAT